GCACCAAGGCCCTGAGTTGTACCTGCACCCAATGGGTCTGTACCGTCAGCACCGTAGGCTGCAGTTGCACCACTGAAGTCGGTATCAATGTTTATTGGCCATGCTTCTGTACCACCTTGACTTGTGTATTTTGCTTTCATAGCAAAAATCAGACCAGTTGGTCCAGTCATTGGTTGAACACCGCAAATATCGTATGCCATTAAGTTAGGCATTGAACGACGTACTAGTGAAATTAATACAGGGTCCCAAGTTGCAACACCACCAGTAGTAGGTGCGGCTGCGATTTTATTAGCAGGCTGCTCAAAGAGCATGTTATCTGACATCATTGCTTGTTCTTGGTTTTCAAGCAATATTGCTGTTACATTTCTCCGATAATGGTCTTTGATTGGCTCAACATCATTGTGGTCCAAAATCGGTGACCATTTTTCCTTTAACTGCTCAGCAATAGCAGTAGGGTCGGGTGCGAATTCATTAAGTATCATTTAAAATATCTCCTCTTTTGATATTAAGTTTTTTAATCTACTAATTTATGTATAACAAAAAAATTTCTGAAAAGCCATTAACAATTAAAACGTGTTATGTTGTGCTTCTCTTTTCATGTATTGTGAATACCGTTTCATATCTGGTGTAACAAATTTGGGTTCTTTTTCACCTTCTAGTCGGGTGTCTACCTCGTTTAAAACATTAACGCTTGAAGAGGTATTTCTTCCAAAATATGACTCTTTAAGAAGTTCTAGTTTATCTCTAAATTGTTCAACTGTGTCATATTCAAGACCTTCTGCAAGTTTTTGCAGTTTTTCTGCTTGAGTATCAACAAGTCCCTCGGCAACTTCAGTAAATGTTTCTGAAACTGAAGCGTTGCTAAGTTCTTTCTTAAGTTCAACATTTCTTTGAATTTCTTCGTTCACCTTGCTTTCAAGTGTGACGACTTTTTCTTCTAGATTCTTAACTACATCGAATTTCTCATCTGGCATATCGATGTAATGTGCTTCAAATAGGTTCTTAAGACCCATCATGAAACTTTCAGCAATATCTGATTTAATACCACGGTCAAGTGCTACTTGATTTTCTTTAACCCATTCTTCTACTACGTATGATAGGTAGTCATCGAGTGAATCAGTTAAATCTGATTTATCTTCTTCTGTGATTTCAGAAATTCTTGAGTTTGCTTGGTTTTCAAGTTCTTCAGCAATATCTTTAACTTTTGCTTTTACAGCAACTTCAAAGATTGTTCTTGCTTTATTTTTAAAACTTTCTGACAAACCATCTTCACCGCTAAATAAAGCAACCATATCATCTGATTCTTCAATATTACCTATTGCTGAATAGATATCAAGTTTAACGCCTTCTTTTTGAGGTTGACCTTTAACTTTCTTAGCATCGTCTACATCTTCGTCGTCCGCATCAGATGGTTTTGGTACATTTTTCTTAGCATTGGGTGCTTGTTGTGCCTTCTTAGTTTCAGGAGCAGGAACTGTTTCTCCACCTGAATCTTTTTCGGCATCATAAATTACTTCATGTGCTTCATCAACATCGAAGTCTGATACGTTATAAATTTTACCTTCGTAATCAAACTCTTCTTGTTTATTTTCTAAAGCGGCTTTGAGCGCCTTCTTAAGACCCTCATCTATTTCAACTTTTTTACCCTTACCTTCAAGAATTTCTCTTGCAAGGGTAACTGGGTCTTTTTTACGATTGGACATTATTGATATCTCCTCTTAATCCTATTTTACAGGCATCTTCGTGTTATTGATACACATTCTATATACACTAGTATGTATAAAAATCACACCTTTGACAAAAAATCAACGAACGCATATAAGATTCTATCTTCTCTATCTTTCTTAGAAGTAGCGTCTTCAACTAGTTTTTTATGACGTTCGACATCTTGGGCTTTTAGAATTCCATTATCCCAAACCCATTCCTTACCTTCCATGATACCATTTACATAGGCATCTGGTGCAGAAGGGTCTGAAACGATGTCAACTGCAGACAGCATAAAGTCATCTTGGACTTCGTTAATACCCTTATTGTTTTTCTTTAATGAACCCATACCTCTTGAAGATACACCAATATTTGCACCTTCATCGATGAGATTCTTTACGATTTTACCCATAGGGGTATCCATAATTTTAGCACGACCATAAACGTCATTACCATCTTCATAAAGTTCAGTAATCATGTGAGATACACGGTCTAAATTGACGGTTGGTCCCTCTGGATGACCGAGTTCACCTAAAGCACGTTTGTTATTCACGTACTCTTTGTTGTAACGCTTTACTTCCTTCATTAGGATGTTTTTAGGGTAATTACGTCCGTTCTTGTTCTTCTTTTCAGACTGCATGAAAATACCCTCAATGAAGTAATCTGGAGTACCATCTTCACGGGCTTCTTTAAGAAGTTTAACGTTGTCTAAATTTGTTTCTGTTATTAAAAACATTGTTGCCCTTTAGTGTTATATTGGTAAATTAGACAAGTTTGGTGCAGGGCTATTGGCCCCCCACTGACCTAGAAGAGCAAGTAGGTCTGCCATGGCATTAGGGTTGTCCGCCCATCCCGCTAACAATTCATCTAATCTTTGTTGGTCTGAACTAGGTGGTGGGTCATTACCGACACCTGTTCCCATAGGTCGTATACTTTTGGATGCGTGAGTGCCAGGTCTTCCACTTGGTCCGGCCATTTGTGGTGATAATGGTAATTGCTCAGCAAGAACCTTTGACATTTGACCACTTGGAAACATCGAACCTGCTTGTTTAGTCATACCCAATTGGTTATTTTCTCCAATTGGGTTAGCAATTGGGTCAATCCCCAAATCTTCCAGTTCTTTATTTAATCGTTGGCGTCTCCTCTCCCAGGCCTCCTTGCCGGCTGGGTCATCATGATATCTTTTCTGAATTTCACGTTGACTTAAACCATCAGGATTAAGTATTGGATATGTACGAAGAGGTTGGTTTGATTGTTTTTCATTTAACATAACCATCATTGATTCAATAAGTTGATTATGACCATCATCTCCATCACCGCCATCTTCAGCAATGTTGTTATTATTGTAACCAATACCGTTTATTTTACTTAAAAAATGTCTATTTTGAATGTTCATTGGTTAATCGTCTTCCTCTCCCTCACCTTCGTTGTCGTTGGCGGGGTCTTTTTTCCATGCTTTTTCTACTTCGTTAAAGAAATCATCTTTCTTACTGTCTTCTAAGTCATTAGGACTGTCAACACCATATTTTGCTAAAATTCGGTCAAATAACGCTCGGTACGCTTTTTGTTCAGGGCTTTGTTCTGCTTCACCCAAGACAGGTACAGCATTTTCTGTATTAAAACTATTTGATACTGAATTAGGTGTAAATCTACTAATAGACTCCCCAGTTTTCGTATATAGTATATTTTCTATATTATTTTTGGCGCCATATGCGTCATCATTAAGCAGATTTTCTATAATTAATTTAGCACTCATAGTTTTTGTCCTATTTTTTTATTACTAATCGAATTCTGATAAGAAAACTCAATGACTTCCTTGAACCCAGAACTATTTTTATTTATCATCTTTTCAAGTTTAATCCTATTTCTTTTATTTAGTGCCTCGTGAATTGCTAAAACCACCCCTGCTATCTCTGGTTTTATTTTTAACGAATCGCCATCATCGAAAATAATAGTAGATGGTTTTTGGGATTCAACCATTTTAGTAAGGGTATTCAAAACGGATTCATCTTTTTTGCTACCTTGCATTGCTTTAAGTCTTTCTGCTTCTTGTTTTTTAGCAACAACAAACATTTTATTAGCAATTTTTTCAATTTTACCCTTCATTGTATTAACTTTCTTTTCAAGGGTTTCTCTGGCAGCAAAACTTAATTCATTTTCATTTCTACCTTTAAGAAATTTCTTCTTAATTTTATCCCTAGCCATTTTTCTAGCCTTGGTCATTAATTCTTCTTTGGTTTTCCGTCGCCTCTTTTTTCTTTTTGCACTAACAGCACGGCGTTTTGCAGTTTTTCTTGAGGCCCTTGCAATGTTTCTCCGACCCTGAATGGTAATCTCATTTACCATTTGGTCTTCAAGTTTTATCTGGTCACCTATTTTACCAGTAAACTCACCTGCATTCAACTCAAGTACGTATCTTGCAGGTGTATGAGGATATTTGATTTCTTCATCGTAGGGCTCTAATCTTTGAACTTCAACGACTGTTCCTGACTCGGTAACCCATATAACATCTAAAGGAATATGAGTATTCTTCATCCAAATACCATGTTGTGCTGATTCATCAAAAACCAGAAGGACACCTTTATTACTATCCATCGATTTTTCGTGCATCAAACCTTTCTGTAGTGATTCTGGTGTATTAGCGATTGACACGGTAAAAGTTTTACCACCAACAGTCATGTCAATCGCTTCGAGAAAATTTACGGATTCTTTTACCTCAACTTTATTTTCTTCTTCCGAGGATTCAATGTCTTTTAGTCCTTTTCGTCCTCTCCATAGGTCATATTGCTTGCTTTTGATAAATTCTTTTGCATGCTTTTCAGCATTAATTGGGCCGGGGAACATCTCCCATCTAACATCATCAAAATAAACGGATACTGGTTTATTTTTACCAACACCTATAGTTTTTATTGTGATTAGTACACCATCTTCTTCAAAAGATTTCAAAAAATACTCACGGTCAAGTGCAGGGTCAAGAATTGGGTCTTCTTCAGTACCTTGTACATCTTCTTTATCTGGTGGTTCTTCTGCTTCTGTTACAGAAGTTTTTGCTGTGGTATTTTTAATATGTCCAATGTACGACAAAGATACCTCAGCAAGACTTTTTTTAGCGATGTTTTCTGCTATAGAAAACTCTTTATTTGATAATGCTTCTATAATGTCTTTGCTGTTAAACATTTAGTTAATATCCTTCATTACTGTCGTCAGTAATTATACCGTCTTCCCTTTCCTTTGCTATCTCTTTATCTAGGTCTTTCATTTCTTCTTCAGATTGTTGCAAGATGTTCTTTCTTACCCATTCTACAGAATAATATTTACCAATGTAGTCATTAACATCACGAAGAATATTCATTCTTTCAGTAATAATTTCATAGTCTTTCAATTCTGAAAAATGATTATCACGAATGAAATCAAAGGAAATGTCAACAAATATTTTTTCCCAGTCTTGGTCAGTCATAATACCTTTTAGTAAGCATTGAGTTTTGAGCATTGTTTTAAATATTTCACAGAACTTGTTACGGAGTCTATCAATATATTTCATAAATTTAACTTCGTCACGAGTGATTTCTGATGCTCGTCCCATATTAAACTGTTCACCCAACTCTAATCGTGTTCTAGGAACATTTAATGCTTGATATAGTTTCTTTTGGAAGTATATAACATCATCCATTTCACCCAGATTTTGTCCACCATCTAAGGTTGAAATCTCAGTTCCTCTACCACCTTCCTGTCTAGGCAACCAGAAATCTTCAAGCATATTCATATGTTTTTTATCATCACGAATAGCGCCTGTACTGGCATCATATACCAGTTTATTTCTATATTTATTCATTATTGAGCGAACATATTGTTCTGCTTTTGTCTTAGGGAGTTTACCAACATCAATATAGAAAATTCTTCTTTCAGGAGCACGTGATATCCGATAAATAACTACAGCATCCTCAATCATACGAAGTTGGTTTAAAGGTTTAATTGCCTTATGAAGGTAACTAATAACTTTTCTATTGCTTGCATCATATAAACCTGAAGTTGTATAACATACCGCTTCTGGAGCGATTTTGATACCAGTAGATTGTTCTGGTTTCTCTTTATAAATGAAGTATTCTTCTGCCTTTTTGACAATTTCTACTTGCTCAGAGGCATTCTTACCCTGTTGGTTGTCCAGACCCTTTTCTAATTCAATAACCTTTTTAATAAGAGTAGGGTCTACATATCTAATATCTAAAATACCCTTTTTAGGGCTCTTTGAATCGACAACCATATGGTAGTAAATTTTACCATCAATAAACCATCTCCTAAATATTTCGAAACCTTTATTAGGAAAATTTAAAAGATTATAAAGATAGTCATATTCTTCATGGATTTTGTCTTTAATGTTATCTGACAAATCCACTTGTTCCAATGATAACTCAACGCTTTTCTTTTCACGGTCATAAACAATTGATTCGTTAACGATGTCTTCGACAGCACCTTCCACTTCTGGATGTAATGCCATTTCCCTATACCTGTTAATAAATTCGATTTCCGATTTTACTTCATTATTAAAATCGATATATGTACCAAAATGTCCCGCACCAGAATCAATGATTGTAGAACCATCTTCTTGTTCAGGCTTAACAAAGGATTTTAATTCGTTCCTTTTGTCTTCTTCAGACTTTTGATTCTTTCTTCCGATACTAAAACCGAATAACTCAATTGGCATAATTAAACTTCCTTTCTATAACAAAAATAAGTATTTATTTTAATTACCCAACCATAACAATATATCATGTTATTAACTGCCAGGCGAGGCTGCAATACCTGTTTCCACACTCTCATCGGTGTCTTGAGTAATAAAGTATACGTACTGTAGTGTAACTGTAAACTCTACTAAGTCTGTACTATCATAAGTAACATCAATTGCACTTACTTCCGAAGGCCAACAGGAGAAGAACCTATATGATTTAATCGGTTCTCCAGTTCTGTCTAGTTGGTCTATATTCCAGTCTGGGAATAACGGGCCCTTAAGGTTTAAAGGTTCAGTTGAAACATTATCGACTGTTTTGTTTAGGTCGTCCATCCATTTTTCAAATGCATTACGAAGTTCAAAATCACCATCACTGATAAATGTTAGTGTCCATTCAGCATACTCCCTGTCGCCAGGTAATTTCAATTTTCGTCCTCTATAAGGGACCTCGATTGGTGTGATAGTAGATGCAGGTAAAGAAGCCGCCTTGCATAGGAATCCTATTTTATTTGGTAAAGTTGTATTCCCAATATTACCCATCACCCTAAAGAGATTTGCTCTTACACCACCTTTTGCTAGTGCATTTTTAAAGTCATCTATACGCATTTATTGTGTTCTCCTAGAATTATTTATATTAACTTTATGAACCTATCTCTGTGAAATCTACACCTTGTGAAGTCGCAACAAATGTCAAAGTGATGTAGTTAATAGATTTAATAGGCTTAATGAAGATGTCAGCGACAAATTCATTCCTATCTACCACTGCTGATGTGTTATTAGTATCATCACAGATTACCTTGAAGTCAGATAAACCCCTTCTCGATTGAACATCCCGAAGGAATGGTTCAATCATACCCTTGAAGTTAGAACGAGTAAATTCGTCGTTTTGTTCAAAGATTTGGTATTTGGATGCTGTTGATATTGCTTTTTCAAGGACAATGAACAACCTTCTGACATTCAATCGGTCGAACGCACTTGGTTTAGTCAGAAGTGTTTTGTCACCCCATAACACTGTACCTTCGCCAGGGAAGGAAACTACTGGGTTAACTTGGTCTTGATAAAGATTGTCACGATGTGCTTTACGTGGATTCCATGATAGTTTAACTACATTTCGTAGTTGACCACGGTTGAATCCCGCAGGCGAGAACCACGTTTCTGTTTCTTCATCAGAACGTACCGCAAGACCTGCAGTATCAGCACATAGCGGCACCCATCGATATTTATCGTTATAACGGTCGTACATGTACTTCCAACCAGAATCGAGGAATGCATAAGAACTATTCTTGTTTAGTTGTGCGTTTCTGAAATCGAGAACGTTAGTTTCTGCGGTTGATTCATCGAGTGGTGTACTACCTGAAATCGTGTCTGCCTTTTCTGGTGAAAGGAACACCACACAGTCCTTTCTAGTATCTGCTAAATCAACTAGTTGACCTGCAAGAGTATTATTAGCAGGGCCACCTAGTAAAACACTAACATCAACTGTTTCTGTGTCATAGAAAAGACCGAAGTCCATTGTGCTACCACTTCCTGCACCAACTGTACCAGTTGTTTCACCAGAACCGCCTGCTAGACTGAATTGAGCACCTGAGGTAGCACCCGTGTAAAGTACATCGTAAGTACCACCACTAACAGTTAGGTCTGTACCCCAGTTTTGTGAACCACCAGAAACACCTTGGTCTGCGTTAACGTTTGGTGTTGCCTCATAAGGATGTGCTAATGACCAGACATATTTTGATGTATTATTGATTACATCTAAATAGTAGTTGCTTGTATTGTCTGCATTTCTGGCATTACTTGCCTTTGATACAGCATTAAATGTTTCGACAACAGTACCTTTAGTACCAGTGAATTCACCATCTTCATCTATAATTGCGATATTTACACCATCATAAACAGTGTCGCTACCAGTTAAGGTGTTTGCCCAACCAGTTGTAAAAGGCATGTTAGTAGTGAAATAATCCACATATGTCCAGTTTTTATAAGCACCTGCTGATACACCAAGATGTGCAAGTGGTGGTGCTTGTGTTGAACCTGCAGGGCCAGAGTGACCACCGTCCCACCAGACAACTTTCAAAGAGTCGCCCATTGAGCCAGGATATTTTGCTTGCCATTGTTGACCACCAGAACCACCTGCTGTGGTTTTGGATGCTTCAACGTTGGATGTGCTAGTTGTGAGTTTGACAGCCCCCGAAGAAGCAGCCCCTGATGGTCCCGATGCGTTGGCGGCATGTGCACCAGTGCTATCAGTATTAACTGTTCTTACCACTTTAAGATTACTACCATAATTCAAAAAGTTTGCGGCCGTAAACCATTGTTCATAATTTGTTTCTGTGGGTTTACCAAACAACTGTTTTAGGTTATTTTCACTGTCTACAGTCACTATTACACCCGCAGGTCCCCACCTAAAGTGGCCCGCAAAACCTGCTATGGTTGAAGATACCGCAGGTATATAACTGGAAAGGTCTTCTTCCTTGACTACTACGCCAGGGCTTACTTGAAATGCCATACTTCATTCTCCTCTAATTCTTTGTTTATGGTCTATAATATAAACCAATAAGTATACTTTTATGTGAATATTTATACCCTTTAGTTTTTTACCAAGAAATACGGTCATCATCTGGGTCATGAAACCAAACATTACCCTCATTGTCTATTTCAACGTCTTTCATTTCACCATCTTCTTCATTCGAAAAACCAAAAGGTGCAAGAGATTCTTCCATAGAGTCTATTCTATCTTGGAACAAGTCCTTTCTGATATCGACATCTGATATATCTCTAAAATACGGTTGAGATGTTAACCAACCAAACAGCACAAGAGTCATTACCAAATCATCATGTCTACCTGCATCTGCTTCAAATGATTGTTTTTTTGATATAAAAGTGGACATTTCGTTAATGACCTCAAAATCATTAATCATTAATTTGTCGTCTTCAACCATAGATTTTAAAAAGGAACACCCAGTCCTCTTAACAGTTGCTGTAGTTTTTACACCCAGTTTTGATTTAGATGCTCCAAACCCACCACTGAGTTCTTGCCCTCTACCCACTTGATTAGCGGTATATAATATGTTTTCGTATTCTAAATCATAACTCAAAATATCTGCTACTTGTCCACCTATATCGTTGACCTCTATTAGACAATAAGCATCATTATATTCTTTTAATACTCTGTATAAAAGATTCGGTAATATCATAGGCGCCATTTTATTGTTTCTAAAGGTAGCGACTACTTTATATGGTATCTCTGTCACATCCACAACTGTGAATGCATGATAGTCTATACCTTGACCACGTGAAACATCAACACACATTGTGTATATTCTGTCTTTTTTTGCTTTTTCATAGATGTTTACCCCATCTGATGAAGTCATTAAGGGTTCTTTATATGCAAGACACCTTATTTTAGACGATGAAATTAAGGTATTAACAGAACCTATAAAATCGCATTCAAATTCTACTTTAAATTGCTCTTTACTAGTATTTGCTATGGTTTGTTGTTTCCATTTTTCATCTCTTCCTGGCACTTGGTCCCAATTTACCTCAATGGGTACATATTCGTTTCTACCATCAACAGCATCAACCCATAACTTATAAAACATATTCATACCCTTTGGGGTAGACACAATAAGGACTTTTGTACTAGTACCAGAGGATATAGTTGGATACACTGAACTAAAAAATTCCTCTGCTACTCCTGGCGGAACATATGCAAATTCATCGAGAAAAATCATATTAAAAGAACCACCACGAACAGCACTGGATGAAGTGGCAGATGCTATAATTTTAGAACCGTTCTCAAGGTCAATAGAACCTTTGTTCCATTCTTCAATTCCCTGTTGTAACCACTTAGGTAAATGTTCATAGGCAAGTTTTAATCTATGTAACAACTCCATAGCGGTTGCCTGTTTATTTGCTAAAATCGCTACTCTAACATCTTGGTTAAATAAAACATAGTGTAACAAATATGCTATAATAGTGGTACTTTTACCTGTTTGTCTAGGAAATTTACATATTATAAATCTGTTATCATGTACCTTATGTAGCATGTCCTCTTGAAAGTCCCAAGGTTTAAACTGCACAAGACCTTCATCTAAAGTTACAATTTTAACATAGTTTTTAATAAAATATAGAGGTTCTTTAGAGCATTTTAAATACTCTTTTACCTGTTCTTCGGTAAATTCTTGTTCAACACCAGTACCTTTAAGGTTATGATTTCCTAGGTAGGTCTGGTTTTCCTGATTTGCCATCTATCACCTCATATTCAGCATCTATAGTATCTGCCTCAGATTTAGAATCACTGATTAGTTTTTGTAGGTCTTTAGTAGACCCAACATATATAGCATTATTAGTAATACTATCAGCATTTTGTTGATGTGTTTTTGTATTTAAATCTTTCATCTTTTTATGGATGTCTAGCAGGTCACGGTTCGCATCTGCAACAGTTTTAATTAGTTGCGATACAACCTCATATGCACGTGGACTTTCACCTTCTGATGCTACATTTAAAATACCATCTATCGCACCTTGACCAGTTTCAATAATGTCCCTAAGATTCTTACGTACCAAGTTGTAGTCTGACTTTTGGTCGACTTCTTCTTTCCGATTGGGGTCTATTGTTATTTCCCTTATTGGTTTTTTTACTATTGGTTTTGTTTTATCATTATCAAGGTTTATATCGAGAGCATCTGCAATTTTTTCATTAACACTTTTCTTTTTATCATTATCACTCATAAATTAGTTCCATCAAGACTTATACCATCTTCTCCAGTCATACCATAAACTCTAGTTCCCACAGTAAATCCAGTGAAGGTATCCACACCAGAAGACGCACCACTTGGTCCCGTAACACCGACAGTAAGTTTGGACATGGCTGCAGTTGTACCAGACATACCAAGAGATGTACCATCGTGGTAGAATGAATTTGGCTCCCAGATAGTAGCAATTGCTGTTTGAATAGGTTGGCTTGTTTTTGTTGGGCCAAACACGTTGGATTTCGCTGTGAACGACATGTCAAAAGTAATCAATCTTCGTGCATCAAAATCACCTTCATATTCTTCATTCACTTCTACAGAGTTAAGGATAATAGGGATATCAACAGATTGATTAATGTCATTAAAGTTGATAGTAACAGTAAACTCAGGAGTGAAATATGGTAAAATTTGCTCCATAATACACAACCCATCTTCCATAAATTTCACCATAGCAGTAACACTAAACTCAAAATCATAGGGTACTTCTATGTAGTTTGTATATAATTTAGTATTATCGGTGTGTCTATACCATCTTTTTTGCATGGTATTTTTCTTTCTAGCAGGGTCATAATGGATACTATTCATTTCGAAACTTAATCTCGGTAAAGTAATTTCTACATCATTAGTATCATCCGCAAGAGAGTTGGATTCTCTAAGTCTTCTAATCCATTTTTCTTTCGGCCCGTAACCTAAGGGTACACGAATTTGAGATGTGATATCACCATCAGCATCGGTTCTTACAACATGAATATTGTTGAACAGAGAACCCATTGCTACTGTGAGTTTTCTTACTGCTTTGTTATAAAAAATCTCAAACATTAATAATTACCCTCTGAGAATGGGTCTTGGTCAGTAAAGTCAAATATATCATCTGCTTCAATTTGGAAATCCCTATTATCGGAATAGGTGTCTGTAGGGATGACAGTAGTAGTTGATGGTGATGCTGTAGAACCGACAACTGCATATCCACCACATTGTCCTGTGACCCCAACCAGTCCGATATTACCAGATTGACCTGCAATTTGCATAACCTTAGTAGAAGATGTCCATTTGATAACTTCTGCGGTGTTGGTTGAAGTAGCATACGTTGCATTATCAAATATATATTCACCAGTTTCAAACGTACCAGTTACACCACCAGTCATAGTTAATTCAACGACAAAATCCATCCTGTCGGATTCAATTTTATCCACATTTGTCCAACCAGTATCGATATCTTCTTGACTGTATTGGAATAACTCACATGAAAGTTTATAGGTATATAGTTTGTTTAATTGGTAGAATGGGTTTTCATGTTCTACGAATTTGATTTCAAAAATACCCTGTGTTTTGGGAAAATAAATCAAATCCCCCTCTCTAGGAGTTAAAACAGTAGGTACTACAGGTGTCACCTCTTGTGTAAATCTTTTCTTAGACAATACCAAACTCATCGAATCCCTAATTTCAAGACCAAATTTAGAGATAAAATCACCTTCGCCCTCAAATCCGTCTACAGATTCAATATACATTTCCAACTCTATCCCATTGGTGAATTTAGATAGTACATCTTCACCAAACAATTCATCTTCTTTAACTAGTGTTCTTGGTAAATATATAAAATCATGACCGTGAATTTTAATCGTTTCTACGGTCAAGTCTTCAATTATATCTTGTTCACCTTTTTGGGGTTTAAAATGTGGATTAATAGCCATAAATGTTATTTAACCCCTTTTATCCTACACTGAAGTCTGGTGGTAATTCATAAGTTTCTTGCACCTCTTCTTCTATCTTTTGAATTTCTTCTCTAGCCTCATCCAAAATCCTTTGACCGTTAAATTGGATTCCGCCAGGCAATTGAACACCTTCAAATTTCGATAAGTTACTGCCCCATGTTCTTTTAAATAATGCAGTAGTATATTTTTTTAATAGTCTATCATTATAAATTTCTGTATAAGTTTCTGGGTCTAACTTTGAATATGCTTCTATAACAAGATAATCATCAGCATCCAAATCATCGCTCCAATTAAAATCACCATATAATCTATTTTGCACCTTATTAAATCGTATATTCTTTTCTGGGTCTAAAATGTCTTCCAACATTTCTAGGTGTTGCTTGTTTAGTGTGTAATTAGTTAAAGTACCTGAAGTAAAAGTACCAAAGAAGTCGTTCAATGCAAGTTGGTAGGAAACATCGAAGAGATTTACTGAGTTTACAGCGAGATTGAATAGTTTAGTTACAGAAACTACATTCGAATCAACAGCATCCATGTCTATATAACCATTAGTTATATCACTTGATGTGACTTGGTGTTTTAAATATACTTGAAGCACACCATCAAAGTGGTATTCTTGGAAGAATTGGATAGCATCATCAAGGTTATCTTCCATCTGAGAGTCATCAATATTAATTTCGATGACAGGATGACCCAACCTTCGTAGTGAGTATTCTTTAAGAGTCTGTCTGGATGTTGGTGTAGCCATATTTTATGTTCAATTCCTGCTATCGTATAGTGTTCGTAATTTATGAACAGAATCTAATGCTCCTTGGCTACCACCAGTTCCTGCTGTATAGTCAGAAAGAATTCCATCTCTAATTACATCAAATGCATCATCGGCTATAGACCAATGATAATAAAGAGTAGTAAACTGAGATACATTACCATTATCTGGTGTTCCACCTGAAATAGCATTTATAGTAAAAGAATCTCCGTTGGAATCCATTATTACACATCCACTTATAGAAAAATTCGCATTGGCAGTACCGTAAATAGTGTGGTTGTTATATATTTTATGTTTTAACTCTTCCATGTGGGTAATGGTGTTGGTCAAATCCAGTGTATTACCACTTTCATTATATAATAAAGCAGTATAATCAATACCTTGGGTGATAGCATCTATTTCGAAATCTGTACATACAGTTCTGTAATCGTCTGGATTTATTATTCTATTTATGTCCCTAACATCCCAAGAACAACCACCACCAGACCAACCATGTGTAGTACCATGAAAAACTTTTCCACCAGTACCTGCACTATTGGCTGTGTAACCACCACTGTGTCCAGGCCCCGTCGGCCCGTTGAGTCCTGTACCACCAGTCGGGCCAACATTTGCTATACCAAGAATATATCCATTTGTATTACCTGGCCAAATGTTAAAGTTATGGCTAGTAGTGTGTTCCCATAATGTCACTATTGCATTTAATGTTTCACCACCAACTTGCTGTTGGCAAGTAGTACCCAAAACAAAATCACCGCATCCACCTTCAGCGTATAATATATATTCTGTTCCATATGGATATGGTCCAAGTGCTTCCATCACACTGCCTCTTGCTCGTTTAGAATCTCCTTTTGAAAATTTATCATCGATACCTACAGTATATGTTCTATACGTACTCGCACCATGTTCGGTAAGGTCATCGTTGTCTGGTGTTCCACCAGAGCCGCCACTCACTCTACCACCTGTTAGTAAATAACTATATCTTATTGTTTTTGATGCCATATTTTTTTATTAATTTAACCTTTTTTTCATTTTTGTTATGACCATATATAGTATTCAAGGTTTCCACCTCTTGGGCTGTGATAGATATAGAACTGGCCAGCATGACCATTGGGTTCAACAAGCATCGTTTTTTCGCCAAATACTTTGTTAATTATAGTACCTCCGCCATCATTAGAGCCGTTTCCGTGGAATGTTACTGTATTTGAAATGGTAACTGCGTCGGCACTGTCGGCCGTGGTTTGCACCTTCATTGTACCAGTTGGGGAATATTGACCTTGGGCTGAACCATTACTCCAATAAACTGTTAACATGTGACTATCGGTCGACCCTATGACATTATCAGGAACATTATTCAGTTTGAACCATTGTGCATTCTCTATGACAGAGTCAGTAGAATACTCCCATGCACCCTCTGGTGCATTCTTCCATACCATTTTACTGTTAGCATCAGAAATTAAAAAATATCCAGCCGATACGCCAGTTGCTGTGTTGCTTGCAGAATCTTGAATTATGTTAGTTAAATGCATGGTACTGTCGGGGTCTATTTTAAACAATTCAGTACCTGCAGAGTATCCAGATTCTGCAACAGTAGATTTTTTGATAACAAATGAACCAGTGTTACCTGCACCGCTTTGAATATCAATGTAGACGCCTCCAGAGGCCGCTAGACCAAATCCACCAGTGGAGGACTTAATATGATACCCTTTATTGAGGTTTTGGCTAATTACAAGACCGTGTTGGTCATATGAAGCACCAGACATACCTATCGAATCAATTGTTACCAAAGAACTCGAATGGCTTGGGTGAGAAGGTACTGTACTGCTACCGAATACTGCTCTCGGTGGAGAACCAATACCTGCTGTGTCACCCGCATGTCCTACCAAAAACAAAGCATCCTGTAAGGTATCAACGTAACCTTGGAACAATCTGATTGGTTCTTGGATTGGTGACCCATCAACAGTCGAACCTAATATGTAACCTTGTGGGCCAGTAGCACGTCCAAGAGAACCAGAAATGTCACCCGCAGTAAGGGAGATAGTACCACCTGCTGATGCCAAAAGACTATTAATTTCGATGACACAACCAGTAATATTACCTGTACCACCAGTTATTTCTGGATATCTACCACTTACGGTATTCGCACCAACGATTTCACCAGTTCTACCACAAAAACTATTTGCAATGTGACCAGATGGGCCCTTTTTAAAATCAGCATGTTGATACCAAGTATGACCACCAGTAATCTTCTCTGGAAGGATGTAACCAATTCTCCAGTTACCATTTCCTAAATCATCAAGGGTAACACCTTCGAAATCATTAGTACCACCTGCTTGATAGGTAACACTATGGTCACTATGAGTAATACCACGAATGGTATAGACCTCAATCGGATTTACTTTGTTAATCAAATCATTGGTATTATTATACCATGTATAAAATGTATCAGACAAATACAGACTAGGTACTGGGTCTGATGTTGTTCCTGAAGGTGGTGTTGTTGTCGATGTTCCCATTTTTTACTATTTTCCTATTAGTATTTATATCTTCTTTTTAAACCGTAGACTTTAGTGCTACCGCTCTCAAATTCTTGATTGTTGGCATCCCTGTTGCATCCCCTTCACCCAAATCGCTACCAAATATCACAATCTTGATTGCATAAACATCAAATTCACCTAAAGAAGTGACAACTGGACTGGACTGCGGCATGAATTCTATTGGTGTTAGCACTTCCGCTTGGCTGTCGGTCCACCATTCCTTTTCAGCATCACCATCCTTATATAGTTGAACCCATTTTATATTGTTAAAATCTTCATCATCGTTGTTTACCTTAGCGAATACTTTGACATGTCCTTGATTTCGAGCAATGTCTAGATAGACCCTCAAATCGTCAGCAATCAAATTACCAAAATGTAATTTTTTGGATACATATCTTGCAATAGTAGGTGCTCCTGCAGAGTTCTTTTGTGTTTCACCTAGAACCGAACCAGTATCAGCACCAACTACAGCCCAAGTAAATCTATCATGGATTAACACCGACCCAATCCTATCCATATCTAACACAGGGGTTAATAGGGAAGATGTAGTGCTACCATATTCTACCTCTAATTGCATATCACCTGTTTCATCTATTGTTTCTTGTTTCACTAAAGTAACATCTTTATTTGGTATAATACCAGAATACCTAACACCATTGACCTTCAAATCATAAATAGGTCTTACGCTACTTGATGTAAATAACTGGTCATTGCTAACAACGTTTGCTATATGACCATATGCTGTTGAACCTGATGACATTGTAGCATCTAATATTAGAGTTCTTTGTTCTTTGGTTAAAGAACCACCATTGAAACTGCACCTATGAACATTCATGGTAACACTTTCAAGACTGCTACTTTGTCTAGAACCATTATTTAAAGGTTTAAACATTTTGCCTGGGCGAATTCCATTACCGTATCCCATACCACCATAGATGTCTGAGTTTGCATTTTGTGTACCATCTATATCTAACCAAACATTACCAACTTCTGCCTTAAACAATATATTATTGCTACTATTAGACATTATACCGATAGCCCAATTTCCAGGCGGTAAATAAACTGGTGATTCAAAACTAAATTTAGTTCCTAATCCACCATTAGGCCCGTCCGAAGTTGTAGTTGGTAATACTGTAACTTCTGAATGAGGTACTACTAAGAAATCGTGTGGTGCACCATTAACAACGGGTCTGATGTCGATTGTTACTGGTAAAGAAGTATCTGCTTTCTTAAAGAATAACTCAACACTACTTAAGAATACACCTTGAGGGAAAGCACCCGCATCCACAATTATTTCTTGTGTTAGAGGGTCTAATCCGTTTTGAACAGAAGAATAATTACCATCCACTGTGTTCAAATATGGTCCGCTAATGATGCTATCGCTGTTAACAGATTTCCTTCTAGACATAGCAGGTCTATCTGAGATGATATTAGAACTTTTGCTATTTAACAAACCTTGTGAATAGAATTTAGCATCGGCTGCAGTTGTTGTACTACTTAAAGTGTCTGTATTACTGTTTGTTAATCTAAATGTCTTCTCACCTGTTAAATAGGAGTTACCAACTGTAACTCTACCGCTAACTGCACCTTGACTACTAACCGAGTAACCTGTGCCGGATGCACCCACCAATACACCATCAAATAAAGCATAAACTGTTGAACCAGGCAATAAACCAGTAGCATCAAAAGTAACACCTACTGACCTCATATAAGGAACAATACTTTCATCCACTGTTCTATCGTTAGATTCTCTTAGAACTCTGTCAGGTAACTGGGCCCTTGCTGATTTTACTGGTAATTTATAATTTCTGTCTAAGGGGTCTACTTTCGACATGGTTTCATTCAACTCTTCTGAACCCAACCAGTGACTTCTCCATTCACCATATTCGCTACCCCAACCCGCAGAACGTCCTGCTTGCCATGCGTTCCCTGTTGTTTGATATTGGTTGTTTTCACCAAATGAATTGACCAAAACCTCTGGATTGGTTTCTGTATCATACCAAAAATCAGATGCAGGATTTAGTTTTAGATAACCTAAGAAATCTGTATTACCATAAGGGTTGACTTTCAGCGAACTAGTACCAAACGATACACCTAGTGCCTTCTCTTCTGTGAAGTCGTAAGTTACAACTCTACCAGAAGTCAATGTTAACCCTGAAGGTAATGTGTTAACATCAAATTTTAATGCATTTGTGGTAAATGGTGCTTTAAGCCCTCTGTCTTTAAAGTCCATACTGCAATTGTTATCTCTATTTGATACATCACCAAATGCATGTCCACTAAAATCGTCTATTAGAGTACCTTCTTCAATAAGAGTCGTAGATGTCACTGCAGCCCCTAGAGCGACCGCAGAGGTATACATCGATTCTAGATGTCTGTCCCTTTCAACGTTTTCTACTTGATTTTCTAATTCACCTATTGTTTTCATGGTAAATCGTCTATTGTCAATGTATTTTGCATCGACATCTTTACCTAGGTTAAATACGTAAGGTTTAATTTTCAACAAATACAAATCCATGTCCTCAGAGGATGTCTGTGGTGATTGTGGATTTATTGAAGGTACACCTTTTATGACTCTATATGTTCTATCTTTGCAAAGTGAAATTTTGTCTATTCTGGGTAAATAGTAACTATAGCCTATTTGAGAATATGAGTTATTATTTTTAAAGAATGGTATACCAAATTCTGTATAAGTATTATCAGAATTTTGTACAGGTCTAAAATCTATATGTTCTCTTAGTTTTAAAATTTTACCGCTATCTGGGTCATTAAATTCTGGGACATCTTCATACGAATCTGGATAACTGTTAACTGTAACTGGGCCAATACCAGAGTGTGCATAGTAGTCATAGGTGAACAGGCATCTGTATTCCGAACCAACCAGTACTAGTGAACTTACAGGGATATAAACAGAACTTCTATGGAATGCAGACTGTCTTTGACCATCTTCTATGGTTATATCGCTCAGAGCAATGTCGTTACCCTCATTAGAAACTTCTTTTACATCATAAACATGAGCATGGTTTAAAATAAATTTAGCGGACGTAGCACCGTTAAAATATACAGTTTCTGAGGTAGATACTGTTGTAGAAGACTGTGTAGTCTGGGTAAGAGTCCTGTATACTTTTTGACCAGTATTAGTAGTAATCCTGTTTGAATTATAGATTACTGGATGTAAAATCGATGCTGTAGAACCATCTGCTGGTCCAGACATACCCACAAGGCTTAAAACAAATTTAGCATTGGTAGAGTCAGCACCGTATATTTTTATATTATATTCAGAGGGGTCTAAAATAGAGGCAGACACACCTGTATAAGTATCAGAAGTTGCACCAAACCATACTACATAATTATCATCATCTGCGTCTAATAAACCTATAGAATCAGACATGGAAACTGTAGAACCATCCGCATCACTACTAAAGTGTGCTGTCGAAGTTTTTTGTACTACAAATTTAGAATTGTATTTTGATTCATATGCAGGACCAGACTTACCAATTGTTTTATTATTTGCAACTGGGAATATAAGAGAGCGTTTACCTGCATCATGTGGTCCAGTCCAACCACTAGCATCTGCTTTGAGTTTAAAGAAAACACCAGTAGCACCAGTATGTCCGCTCCCTGTATCATCAGCAACTAGATATCCTGCAGAGGAAAACTTATAACCAGATGCACCATCGGAACTCATACCCACATTGAAAAGGTACGCTTTGAGATTTTTATCATCAGGGTTATTGACAATTGTTCTAAGATTACATGAACCAATTGATGTACCAGAGATTGAGAAATCTTTCCAGATACTAAAAGACCTTTGCTTGCTCATTGCTAGTGCAGATTCATTAAAATCTCCTTGAGATGCACCACCAAATCCACCATCAACATCAGTTCTATTAACTAATACATAATTACCAAGTGCTGTATCAAGATTTTCACCATATGCAGGTACTTCACCTATATCTCTAGTTTTATCTACCTCAAGATATGCAACACTTTGTGTATCTACCTCAAACCCACCCACATAAGACTTATTAGGGTCAATACCCACAGCAAATTTTGTACTATCAGATGGTGAGAACACTGAACCGTGAGATATTACCCTCAACTTAGGTGCATTAACTGTGTAATTACCAGATTCATCGAAAGTCCTTCTAGCAAAAGTTTCTTCAATTTCTGCATAATCTGTGTATTTTACTGTTTTTGTACTACTACCACCCACTACCCTTACCAATTCAACAAAATCCTTATTATCGAATGTAAGACCAGAAGCACTTCCAATAGAACCATCAAATGGGACATGACTTAATGTAAGATTTACTGTATATCTGTCTGCGCCCGGCGCATTATAATTGTTAAATCCTGCAGATGGGTCACGAAGGCTAACATCACCATTATGGTCTGTTACTGTTCTTTCAACACTCCAACCTACAGATGATGTTGGGCTTCCGAACCCTCTATATCTACTATCACCAGTGGTGGCACTATAATTACCTGTTGTGTAGTACGGTACTGCTGATTGTTTTGAATTTCTAATAAAATATCCATCAACATAGAAAATACCGTCATCTACTGTAAATATGTTTGCATCAGCCCCGATTGATGGTGCTGTAGTACCTGAATTAGCAATTGAAAAAGTCACACCAACGCTGTCAGAACCAGTAGTACCTATTTGAGTACCCTCTGTGAAAATACCATTGGATGTATATTGGTAAAATACTACTTGATTAGGGTCTGAACTTAAAGTAGAACCACTAAGTACGTGTAGCACAACACCGTTTATGTGATTCGGGTCATAAATTTGCTGGCCGACTAAACTGCTTAATGCAGTAGAAGTTAATGCATCAGCAGTACCTAATCGTGCATAGTTGATTTTAGATTCAGCAATACCACCACCTGCGATTACTGCTCCATTATCAAATATGTGACTACCCATTCTTTCAATTTGCGTTTGAAGAACAGTCTGAAGTTGAGTCAATTCACGTGCTTGAATAGCAACGCCTGGCTTAAATAAAGACCTAAGAAATCTCTTGTCCTCATCATAGTCATCATAATAAGGGGTTTTATTAAACAATTGTGCGTCGTAATTTTGTGGCATATTAGTAGTTATTCCATTATCATATGTCTATGATAATTTTAATTTCCTCTTCCTGTTCATTATGTCTACTGACAGGTGTTACATTATTTATATATAACAGTTGACCTGAACCTTTATTAAATTCGGGTATATATATTTTATTTATTACAGACGAAACAGTTACCCCTGACAGGTTTTCTCCTACAGTAAATCCGTGATAATCTGCACCAGAACTACCGATAACATTACTTAAATACAACGTTGCAGTTTGTCCACCGCTTGGAATATATTCAATTACAGTAGCAGAACTACCAGATGAACCCATGATAATTTGGTCTAAATCAAATCTATTGCTATGGGCAATACCATAGGTGTCACCAGAATTCCCTGCGGTTGACCTAATTTCTAATGCAGTAGTCAACCTATAATGGTTGTTAGTTTGAGTGATGTCCGTTTCGTCTTGGTATTGTACATAGCCACTACCTTTGTTACTTGAAGACCAATCGCTACCAGTACCCAATCCTACAACATATTCACCAATTTTGAATTTAGTACCTACATTTAATAACCTAAGAGTGCCTTTTGAAATATCAGTATTTCTAAACCATTGTAATACCTTACCGCAGGCTATGCTAGATTCCCCAAATACAATATCATCCTCTACAAAATCGCCAGCACCATAAACAGAACCTGTGGCGGCACTGATTTTAATGTCTGTAACAGAGTCTACCTCTGAACCTGCGATTTTACCTTTACTATCACCAGTTGCTAACGTAGGATTTCTGATTATACCATATTGTCTAAAGTCGTTTCTTAAAGGAAAAGAACCAGTATACAATTTTCCAGAAGTAATGCCCGATTCATCCCTGTCTAGTTTGGCTAAAATCATAAGTCTGGTCGGTGGAATTTCGGAAACTGGGTCTGAACCGTGACCACCATATGGACTTAATATTGGTTCAAATGTTGCCCCACTACTATTAGTAGTTTTTATTTTTACGGTTGCTCTAGTAAAACCGCTACCTTTATTAATAACTTCAATACCGCTAAGAGTAACACCATCACAAAATGGTCTGGCTACAGCCCCAGTACCATCACCATCAATGATTGCTTCGGGCATTATTTCGAAAAAACTAGATGTGTCTGGTAATATAGTCCAGTTATCTACGGTACATGTTCTAGTTTCACCTTTATAGTCTTGAATTCTTCTGAACTGACCTATTCCTGTACCCTTAACAATGTTGAGCGAGTAGGAATTATAAAAATCGTCTACGGTAGAATCTACGGTTCTAAGAACACCAGTACCAGTAGTACCTTCACCAGTTGTCGCATCCGTTAATATAGTTTTAGGGAGTGCTGGGTTAGCATCAGTATATACTGCGTTGATGTTATTACCATACGAATTCCCTGCACTAGTTATATCGATATAATCTATAGAACCATTTACAGCATTATATTGCACATGATATTGTAGTTGTCTTTCATCATCAAACTTTTCTGAAACCCCATCTTGTAGTGTCAACTTTTTAACTGGAATGTAGTCGTCAGTGATAAATCTATTCCAGTTTTCTGGTACTTTAAACATGAATTTCCATTGATATCCATCACCAGTAGTTATTACATTATTTGATGTGCCTCTTGGAGAATCTGAGGTATTTAATGCACTAGATGTGTTACCACCAGTTTGACCGTTATAGATGCATTTATATATGTTATTTTCTGAATTTGTAGACCAAAATGTGATTCCAGACATATCATCGTCATCTGTGTACATACTATAGGTAGTACCACTAACCCAAGTATTTTTGGGGACCATAAGATAGGCATCAGTGGATGTAATCCTTTTAGCGGCAATCATTCTCTTATGTAAATCATTATATGATTCTGTGTTATCAACATATGTTGGTGCAGAACTGTCGTTTGACCACGAAGTTCCTCTTGCAACAAAGATAAAATTTGAATTACCAGAATTTATACGAAAATCATCTATTAATTTTTGTAAAATATGAGTTTTTAGTGTCGCTTTTAATGCCATATTAGTATCATCTCTCTATTCCAAATAAGAAGTCTTGAATGGTTACATAATTCATTTCGTTATAGTTAGTAGTTGAACCTACACTACGACCTATACTATTTATGTAACCTGTTTTACCCCAAGACTTTCCAGTTGCTAATCCTACAGAGCCACCAATCATATCTTGATTATAAGGTAGAAAAACACCGCTTATGGTGTTAACATCAATATAAAACATACCACCCATAAAATCAACAGCACCAACTTTGCCTATGGCTAATTGTGAATGAGGACTCTTTTGTATTATGTATTCACCCACATCAAACTGACCAGTACAAATACCCCAACCATTTAATTGACCTTCTGCTGAAGTTAAGAAAAGTCTATCTGTTGTAAGACCTTTTTTGTTGGGTATATTGGTTATGTTTCTAGAATTGGGGTGACAATAAATCTCCCAATAGCCAGCACCTGCTAGCGTTGAACCATAACCAGTTTCACCAGATGACATTCCAGATGCTCCCCAAATACCACCTACAACATTAAACTGGTTGCCCTGAGGGCCATTCAGTGTACCACCAGGCCCTTGAGAATCAGCAGTTCCATGTGATGCACCCGAACCTATACTTTCATTTCTATGAGTAACACCCCCTAGAGGGCCAGAACCACCGACAACTGCATGGACAGTACTTGCTGTTTCTCCCACTACAAATCCAGTTGCACCCGCAGACCAACCATATCCGTCTGGATATAAGTCTGTTCCACCAGACCCACCAATACCGTTTGCTCTGAGATTTCTTTCAGTTGTAAACCTATATGGTGTATAATGACCACTAAGCGGTACTTCATATTTTTTAAGTGTGGGACTTAAAGTACCCCCTGCAGACATGATTTCGGATAGAAGAGTATTACCAAATAATTTGAACCCTGCGGGATGTATAATTCTCTTTACCGTATCCGCATAATCTTTAAGATTTTTAGATGATTTAATCACATAAGAAAATGATTGGTAGTAGTCATTGTCTTGTAATTTGTTGGAAGAACTTAACAACCCTGCATTCCCAGACCAGTATCCTTTCTTCCTTTGAATGTTACCACCACCAGTAATACCAAGAGTAGCACCACTACCAGTACCACCGTTAGAAGATATTGTAGCGGTTAAACTTTCAATAGACCTGTAATTAATACCTGTATTTAATAGTTCAATTCTGTTTATCTCACCACTAAGACCAACTGATGTAACCTCTCCTAACGCACCAACACCCATACTGCTTCCACTGATAGTAATTTGGTCGCCCACAGAATAATTAGTACCGCTGGCACCAGAAGAAACTCCTATGCTTGCTAAGGTTGGATAAACGTATTCATATATTGTAGTACCACTAGGTAAAGTGATTTGAACTTCTTTCTCTGATTCAAAGTCACCAAATATGCCTGATAACTCTACCTCAATAACACCATAACCTTCTTTGTGGTATGTTAACATATTTTCAATAAATCCATATGCTAAAATTTCATTAGACCACGGGTGTCTTTGTTCTAGTTTTCTACCCAACATTTCGAATATATTGGATATATCGTTAGTTTTAGATAGTTTTAATACTAATGGTTCTGTCCAATTGGCATCTGATGCTTTTATTATTTCATTACTTGGATATTTAAATTCAGGTGTTTCATCAAATAAAAGTCTAAACAATAACTTATAGGATTTTTCAGTGCCTTTTGCATAGTAAAAATCTTTAATGTTTTTAATAAGTTTTCTTTTGTCTGTACTAGTACTAGCAAATGTTTCTGGGAAATTCTGAATAAACTCTTTAGAGAAGTATTTAACAAAATCATCAACAGTATCATCCACATCTCTTCTGTCTAACATTTTAAGAGATTCATATTTAGGATTACCTTCTGTTTCCATCCATTCATAGTATGCTTGTAAAAAAGTCATAAAAGACGTATGGTCAGTAGCAACAAATTCAGGAATCCTGTCTTTATTTTGGTGAGATGCACCATCATCAACACTGGCAGATATACCACTAATAGCATGAAGGGTAATACCATCTTGTCCAAGATGTAGGGGGATTAGTGCCATATAATTAGATTAAATAAGTACTCGGAGTTGTTGTTATTGTTATCGCAGTAGGGTCATCATTATCAATCAACAAGATTGTATCTCTTCTGCTGTCTATGTCTTTGTTGGCTGGTTGAGCAATAATCTTAATAAATGCATCAGAAACTACAGAGTTAATGGTAATGTTGTTAATATTTATTACACCACTAGCATAGTCTATAGTTCCTATGTTGCTATTAATTACCGTTTTTAAACCACCCAAGTAATACCAAGTTCTTAAAAGTCCATCTCCATCGTCATCAATATACGCTGTTCTTTGGATGTTGTCTGCTGTATCTGTATAAGAAAATGGTGTACTACTAACTACAGAAGAGTGTGCACTGTGTGGATGATATATGGGATTTAAAAAGTCTACAACATATGAAGCATTAACTGGGTCTTCAACAGGGTAGAGTCTATATTCCATATTATATGATGTTTCATTACTTAATATAGCAGTTGTATCGACATCATCGATTTCTTTAATAAGTTTTGAATATCTAAGACCTTTTTCGAATTTGTCTAAGTTAGTATCACCGAAATTAATTATTGCGTTATTGACCAAAGTCTTAAGAGAGTCAGCACTAATAGACAAATAATCGGGATTATAATTAATTTCTGTATTGACCCTAATATAAATGTAATTAGGGTCAATAATCTTAGCCTGAAGACCCACAATATTTTTACTAGAAACTAAAGTATCAATAATACTATCTTTTGTTGTTTGTGAGATGACAGTACCCGATGATGGTTTGAAAGCAATAATTACCCTACCATATTCTGGTGGGTCGTTTTCTTCTCCACCCCAAATGCTAATCGAGTCAATGTCTGGGTAATCGCTGACTAAGATTGATTTATAATCGTCTACAGTTACTGCTCTACCCTGAGTTTGGTATGATAGAGGTGCATAAAATCTAACTGAATCGATTGATTCTCTTTCAGAACCACCTGCTGATGGTGATACTACAGATACCGCATTACCAGAACCATATGAAAACGACCTAGAACCGCTTGCGTCATTAACACCTATGTTATTAGTAACAGAACCGTTAGAAGTTAAATACTTAGCAATAATTAAATTACCATCGTCAGGCTTTTTGCCCACTACACCATCACCGAAATAAATTTCAAATTTACCACCTTCTACTTCTTGTAGAAAATATGCTCTAGACGTGGATGTAACTTCATTATAATCTGTAGATAAATTCCAACCATCACTATAACCAGAGTCATCAGTAGTAGAGTTTTGTACTCTGACTATTAATGATGTTGTGTCTACATTTGCTGAAGGTATAATAAATTTCTGGTCTGATTGTTTATCATCTTTAATCCAAGAATGTGACTCGTATTTACCTTCAGTTATAACTAAATTATTAATGTGATATCCATTAGATGCATCTGGGTCTATAGTAGAAGTACTGGTATTTACAAATGTGTAGTTGGTGCCATCTTTAGTTGTTGAAAAAACGCTACCTATAGAAAGATAATCGCCTGCATTTATTCCAACCGTGCTGCCAAGAACGACATTCACTGTTGCTTGAGAACCTCTAACTGAGTTTGGTACATATCCCAGATGCTTTGCTATAGAAACAATATTACTTCTGTCTATGGCACTATCTAAAAACATTTCATTAGCAATCATGTTATTGTAAAAGGCCTCATAGTGGGTATTATATGCTAAAAGGTCTAAAAGGATGTTGATACCAGCACCTTCGAAGTTATAATCTGTAAATGCAGTCTGTCCAGACAGGTAACTTTTAAGATTGTTTTTGATTGCATCAAAATCTAAATTATTAATGGTTAAATTTGAATTAGTAGTAGCCATGTTATCTTAACCTCTCTAGTGTTAAATCAAGTACAATAGGGTCTGGTAGATTGACTATCCTAAAGTATATTTTTACTGCAAATGAGTTCCTGTCAGCATCAGCAAAAACTTGAACCTCCATCAGATTTGCTCTTGGTTCAAAGTTTTTTATTGAGTCAATTATTTTTTCTCTAATACGTAATGCTGTGATTGGTGATAGTTGTTCAAATAGCAAATCTCTTATACCCACATTTATCTCTGGGTGGAAAGGTTTCTCGTATGCCGACATATAAACAATATTTCTTATTGACCTTTTTACAGCATCATCATCTTCCAGTGTGGTTAAATCACCTGTAACAGGATGTGCTGTGAAGTTTAAATCTAGGTCTTTCCATCTGGCCATATTAGTATAGTTGTCCTTCTATGTGTCTTGCATACTGAGGTATTTCAACCAGTACCTTATCGTCATTTATTAAATCTGCTTTGTCCCAATTACACCACTCAACTAGTAGGAATCCTATTGTCAATGCACCCCTTACATCTTTTATAGGGACTAAAGAAAAAACTAAGGTATGGTTTGCTTCCAAGTGTCTTTTAAAGTGGCTATCATGAAGATTAGACGTTACCTCTATTGTTGGGTCATCTTTTGATAAGTGTTCTAACGCTTCAACAAACGTAGATGCTAAGAGGTTTTGTCTTAGGGACATCGATTCTGATATTCCAACCACACAAGATTCGTGTGTTAAAGAAAACTTTTTTACTGAAGAACCATCTAGAAATTTTCCACCATTATGAAATTGAAGCATAGAAGCACGGTCAGCACCCATTTTGACCCTAATCTCGGTTAAAAATTCATGTATTCTAGAATGGGTCTTTCTAAATTTTTGGGAGCAGGGGTATGTTGTTTTTCTTTTGTTGATTATTGATTTAATAGCAGGGATTGCTAGAAATACACCAACAGCAATAGCGGCCAATACCATTCCTACTTCAACCCATGACCCCATTACGTCAATACCAAGTTGGTTATTTGTTTCCGTTGTATTTAACAAAATCATCAATTCCTAGTAAAATTTTTGAATATAAAATATACTGTATTTATAATATTTATATTCAAGTTAAATCGTCCAATTCGTCCTCTAATATATCTGTTTGCATCACATCTAAAAGTTTTCTTCCAAAGTATGTGTCTTTGTTCATCCCCAAAATACGCATACCGTTACCGAACTTTTTGAGGTAATCTACCGCTATAGAAAGGTGAGTGTTATCTGCATCAATGTTATCGACAACAGCCGTGGTCAAATCTGTTGCTGTGGTGTTTATTGTTGATATTTGGTCAGCATTTAATTCGCTAATTGTGATACCACCAATTTGTCCAGTTACACCACTACCATCTTTTCCAAAATCCATAATATCAGACATTATGCTTTCACCCACAGTCAATATACTAGTAAAAAATATTGAGTAGTTGTCTTCTACAGATGCTGTTTGTCCCCTCATAGCCTCTCTGACATTGTTATAGGAAGATGCTATACCTTGAAGACCACCAAAACCATATAGACCACCGTCATTATTTAAATAGGTTTTACCACCAGAAGTACCACTAAGCCTATTAGTGTGATTTAAAAAGTTAGGATTTGTGTCGCTACTATTTAAATTATCGTGTAATGACACAACATTACTAATAGTGGATGTTAATAGACCATACAATTCATCTTCTGCATCCTCATTTCTAGCCACCAAAAGGACACTTGCACCACTTAAACCATTCTGACTAGTAGTAATATAATTGGCCATTGGATTTTTAAATGGACTAGTAGTTCCAAATGCTAGAGCAATTACATCTTTTTCCTCTTCAGACAAAGGTGGAGAAGAAATAGGTATTGCTCCTGTAGTACCATCAGGGTTAGTTAATACTGTAGAAAATGTTTCGTGTGAATAAAGTGTCATAATTTAGTTATCCTGCATATACATTAGAAGAAGAAATGACATCGTGACCGCAAGTTGCTGTATCTACTGTTCTGACAACACCTTTACCACCTGCACGTACTGTGCTAGAACCAGTTAATATAGTAGGTGCAGAATGAGCATGCTCACCATGTCCTTGAACAATATCACCCATAACAGAAATCGGTTGACCATTGACAAATACATTACCACCGCCTGGTGCTAAAATGACTCCGCCTGCTGAATCTGTAAATAATCTTGCTATTGGACTAGCCATAATAAACCTCCTAAAAAACGCTAATACTTTCTGTGTTCACCCATTTGTTTGGGCCTATTGTGTCTGTTGTGCTTCCAAACGACCTAAATTGTGTGGGCATCCCACCATCAATCAAATCTGAATTATAGTCTGGTGTGTAATCATGGTCTGGTGTTGAACCCCATTCAGTCGTTGCTCCCTGAATATAATTGTAAAGTGACTGGTGGTCTGTACCAGATGTGTACCCTAGCCTGTTTGATGGATTGCCAAAATAGGCATTATAAAAGTTTCTTGTTTCCGTACCCGATGCTGTGTTGTGCGGCTGTGAACCATTGTTGCTGTAAACGTTATTGACAAAACAACTTTGACCACTTCCTGTCCTGTATACACCATCACTATTATTTTCATCAAAAATACAATTACAAACCATGCTGCCCGAATTGCTTACGTACAACCCATCATCACCGTTGCTATGAAATATACATTCTGTGATTCTGGCAAAAATGCCAAACCTACCACCGTCACCAGCATTATGGTCAAACAAACATTTATAAACTAAATTAAAGTTGGAGGATTGCATATGACAACCTTCACCACCGTTATTATCAAACCTACAGTTAATTAAGTTCCAATAATTAGCAAGATTGTTAGTGTACAACCCATGACTGGTTGCCTGAGTAAACTGACAGTTCACAAAGGTGACATTGTGTGCATTAGCAACCGTTGCCTCTACACAATGTTGAGCAGTATCAGCAGCCTGAAATTTAATGTGTGAAAAAATAGTTGCGTCAAGAGACGAACTGGTGACCTTCACCATCGGGGTAGAACTATCCAATGAACTGCCATTTATTTCTATGATTGTCCCATCCACAAGACCACCATCAGTAGAAGTGCCTGCACCATTCATAATGATTTCTTTACTCGCCCAATCTGCGGTTAACGCTGTTGCAGGTCTATAATTAACTGCATCATTGCCTGTTTTCATAATGCGGAGTTCATCACCATCATTAAAACCTGACATCTCATCGAATCCTTTCTCCAAAGTCTTCCAGGCCGCAGTTACCCCTGTTCCCGCATTGGAATCACTACCTGCTCCACCATCTACATAATAAATAACTACACTTGAACCATTATACTCAGCCATTATGTACCATCCATCCTTTTAATTTTTAATGCCAATTCACAGTCAGTTATAGTAGACACGGAATCTACTTCAAATTGTATAACATCACCCGCACTAAATCCCGATTTTGTCCAAGCGGTAGGTATTAAGACATAGGATTGCGATGCTGTTGCACCCAGTTGCGGTGATGAACCATTACCGCTAAATCCTACAGATGCAAGTGCATTAGGCCATGCAGACGTTTTACCCCAGTTAACATCCCACGTTATACTGCCTGAAGTAGAACCAGTAACAACCCACTCGGTAACTGTACAATCATAGGGTATTATTTTTCTTCCTTTTATTCCTGTTGTAATCGTTCTACTTCCATTAGTTACGTAAACACCTATTGTGTCTGTATATGATGTTGCAATGCTTCCATCAGAAAATTGAATTCCGCTTGCAGTTGAAATACCTGCATTTGAAGAAATACCTGAACTAGTACACCTACCGAATGAACCGATAATGTTATGGGACGTTGTTATGGCATGGTCTGATGATATCCCATTCGTTACCCACAATTTGTTTGCATCTACTCGACCTGAGGTAGATATACCTGCATTTGCTGAAATACCACCACTAATTAATACATTTCCAGTTACTGTAATACCCTTATTAGCATAAAATGCACCAGATACCCCGTATGCAAATGTAACACCACCTGCGACAAATTCTACTCTGTCCGTGGTGAATCCCACTTTTGTATTAGTATCTCCAACGTGTTCTATATTTTCTGCAACGTGCAAATCTGCTTGGGTTTCTAAATTTCCGCCAGCGGAAATACCACCACTGTGACGGAGATAACCATCTGAAGAAAATCCTGCCTTATTAACCATCCAAGTCCCAATAACTGCTGTTGCTTGCACTACACTCGAAGAAATCCCACCACTATTATGGATTATATTACCAGCACCAACGAATGACAGAGTACCACCATCAAAATTGTTTACTCCTTGAAGTGTACCACCACCCACATTCAAGTTTCCTGCAGTTGAAATTCCTGAATTCGCTGAAATACCACCATGAACAATTATATTACTACCAAATGTAGCACCACCCGCAGAAATACCTGCAGCCGTATATAGATATGCACTTGAGGTGTTACCTATTGCAATTTGATTGCTAATTTCTGAAGCAGTTGGTCGGGTATCATATCCAATAAAGATATTGTTAATCCCATGAGATAAACCGTGACCTGCACTAGCACCAATAGCAACATTATAATCGGAATTGGACAAACCGTTCTTAATCACACCTGCATTATATAATGCCTCTTGTCCTATGGCGACATTTTTGGTTCCATCACCGTTTTTAAATGCTTGGTGTCCAATGGATGTATTATATGAACCATTGGCATTGTAAGAACATGCATGTCCAATTGCTACACTACCAGTTCCATCAGAATCGCTATAGATAGCACCATATCCGATTGCAGTATTATATAATCCAGTGGTATTGGTACCAAGTGCACCATTTCCTATTGCTATATTAGCACCTAGTGAGTT